ATGTATGACATAGGCAAGTCCTCCAGCAATCCCGAGCAGAGTTCCAAAGCCTGCGGCAATGGCCTCCTGCTTATGCTCTTCATAGAACTTCTTCATTCGTTCCATTATAGCTCCTTAGTAGGTTATCTCATTACATAAGATGTAAATGCTGCGAAAAAGAAAAAGAGAAGGCGCTCGTGGTCCTTGTCTAGTAGTTACTCGCACTACCGTATCAGCGTTGTCTCTGTCAGCCAGACAGAACCTTCTCTCATTATAAGGCATGTTAATCCTGCGAACAAAAAAGGGAGAGCCCATGTAGGACTCTTCCTTTGATCAGTTCTTTTCTTCGTTGTTCACGAGTTCAAGCTTTGCAGCCTTGCGCTCACGACAGATCTCTCCAAGCTTCGCTACACCAGCGGCGGCTCCGAAGACGACCATGGGCAGCACCGTCATTACGATGCCAACACCAAGTCCAATCTTCAGAGACTCACCGACGGTGAGCTCACTTTGGTTCTTCTGCCAAATGCTCAGGTCGTTGTTCTCTTCCACGATTACTCCTTAGGTAAAGGTTCTTCTCATTACATGAGATGTAAATCGTGCGAAAAAGAAAAAGAGAGCCATTGCTGGCTCCCCTTTTGTTAGTACTGACCACGCTGATCATCATGACCACGGTGATCATATCCATCTTCGTATCCATCATCGTACCCACCTTGATACAGATATTTGTCTGAATCAAACGGGAACAGCTGAATATACTTATCTTCTCCATCGATCGGACCCGCCATTTCGCGTATGGCCCTTCTCAATGTGTCGTATGGAATCCCAGTATCAATTGCTGCTTTTAGAATACTAGGATATACTTCTCCAGTTCTCGTGTTCATCACCGGAATACCAGGACGACCTCTACGAGTACTCCCAACAGCCTTAACGTTGTTATTCACAACATTGCTGTTATTGATATAAATCTTTCTTGCAAACACCGCAACCATTATTGCTGCGGTGCCTACTGCTGCACCATATGTAATATAGTGCTTCTTGTTTTCTTTTATGTGATTCTTGATCTTTTCAAATACATTTACTGTTTGGTTATCTTCATCTTTCATGTTTTCGTTCATTTTGGTTATTATCTCCTTTAGTTTTGTATTGTTAAGGTTTCTCTCATTATATGAGATGCTAACCCTGCGAAAACAAAAAAGAGAGTAAGTGTCGCGCAATTAAGCGTCGATTATCACTTTCAATGTCGCGCATTTAAGCGTCGATTATCATTGATTCCTCTCATTATATAACGTGTAAAACTTGCGAATGTTTCCCGGAAATCTCCCCCCGGGAAATTTTTGACCTTGAAAATGGCCTTTTTTAGCTGAGAGCTTCTATTTTGCGTTCTAAGACGTTTGAGTATACTTCAGGCCCTAGGACACCAACTGCCTTCTGAATATGCGTTAGAGAGCCATACAGGGCCCTATTTTCATAGAAAATGGGAACAAAAAAATAGAAGGCGTGTGAAGCCCGCAAAAACACAAGAGGTATGTAAGATTTCTTTCATCTCACACAACTCCTGTGTTTTTGCGGGACTTCAGCTACGACTTTGGTCTCAGAATGAAGTTCATCCCTCTCGACGCCATGACGTGCTTCTGTTCGTAGGCCACAATCACCAGAATACCGATGATGTTCCCAGCTACCATCCACGCTGTCTCGGGGTTGACTCGGTTGCTTCGCTCTCGCTCACGCAACTTTGTCAGCCGATCAGCACGGTGAAGTAGCTTTTCGTAATCATCGGACTCCGGATCCTTGTGTTCCAGTTCGTCCAGAACCTTGTCGATGGACTTATCGAATATGGATTTCCTCGTAAATCGCATCATTATCCTTTCTGTTGTCCTCATTATAAGGGATGTTTAGTCTGCGATTCGGGGCCTTCACCCTCGAGAAACGCTTCGAAGTCTACATAGCCACTTGGGCGATTGACGACGGTAAAAGTGATATTTTTCTGCTGCATAAGATCCATAGGGTCTGTATCTAGCTCCAATGTAAATATAACCTTCTCATCGTCTTGCTCAGTGATGATAAACGAGCCATCAGCCCGTCTGAGGAACTCTAAAAGGATCACAGCTCCCATGTTGAGAAAAGCTAGAACACCAAAGACCCATTCTGGGTTTGGAAAGTCATAAACAGTCCAAACGAAGAAATATGCAACTGCGATGCCTGGGAAAAGTAGATAAACAACTGCTTTAGGTTCCGGGGAGCGATAGGGTCGGGTGTCCGCTGTATCCACTCTCATCCTCGATTTCTGCATACTCGACAATACGTACAGTAATGATGTTTTGGTAATTCGCATCAAGAGTCACAAGATCGCCAAGACCGTAATCTTTACGATACTGGTATGCTGACATGTTGGAAAGATCTGCGCCAGCAAGAGTGACATAGTGTTGCTCTTTCAATGCTTGTCTACCTCGAATAACCATCTTTGCCAACAGTGCCGTTAGCGCAGCCCCTGACGGAACGGCAGTTAAGTTGCCATCCAAGTCATCTGCAGGGACAATCATAATTCGTCGATCGTACTTAAACGGCCCAGTATCCACGGTAGTCCAAATATAACGCCCAAGCACAAGCGCTGAGTTTTTCTGTTGCTTCTGAGTAAACAGATACTCAATTCTGCTAAAGTCTCCTGATTTCCATGAAAACATGACAGTTTTGGTTCTGTCTACCCCACCATACACGTCAATTATAGTCTGTGTAGACGTTCCTGTACCGATTCCAAACGTATTCCTACGAATGGTTCGAATACCAAGGTCATCGACATGCAGCAATTCTCTTGCGCGTTCAGATACGTTACCACGATTGATCGTACGAGCATCTTGCACTCCACCAGCGATAGTCGCCAAATCAGTTTGCGCTATAACGTTCGTGAGCGCGTCATTGGCTGCGGCTGGCGGGTTAACAATATGATCGTTGATCATCTTAACAATCTGCTTAGACGAGTAATCTGCTGCCAGAATATACTCGGAGATTGTGGACCCGGCTCTTGCCAAGTTCATTCCAACAATTCGATTTTCCAAATATGTATCGAACGATCGACCGGTTATAACAATAGATGGGTCGTTCTCCTCATCTTCAACTACCTGGTGATTCTCTACGATCATAACTTCCATCGTGTCGATATGGGAAATAAGCGTTCCCAACGGAAGGAAGTCTCGCAACCCACTACTCAAAGCTGCTCTAATCTCGAATTCGCCAGCTTCCAAATATCGCTCAACCCACATAATGCTTTCAGCACCATTAATGTACTGTCCACTATCCAATGCTGTTGGGTCAGTGACAATATTAAACTTGAACAGGTTCACGATTACACCCCCCAGTACGCAGCATAGTATTGTAGGGTATTCCAGTTGATAGATGCGATGTTCACAAAGTGAAGTGAGTTTTGACCTGGGAAGAGCATTGGCCAAACGGATGCAGGTGAAATCTTGTCCATCAAATATGTAGTGACGCCACCACGAACCATGTAGCAATACTTGTTCAAGTACTCACTTGAGAAATATAACACGTCACCAGTCAGGAACCCACCTGTTGGAGTGATTACGAACTGCCACTCCGGTAGTGTTGCCAGATCCTGAATCGTGAACGAAGCTGCGTTAGCTTTGAATGTGACTTGGAACGTAAACCCGTGCGGAGCCGTTGAGAGACTGTCCGGAATAAGAATTGGATTCGTTGTGGCAAGCTCAGCTGGAGCGAATAGAACAGGGTTGATAGCTCTGAACATTGGGTCATTGCAGTTGATCGTAAACTGAACCTCTGGAAGCTTTACGAAATATGGAACCTCGAACTTCGTAATGAATCCATAGATTCTAGCAACGACAGTCGGTCCTACCTTGAAGTGCAGAACAACCTGTCCTGTTCTGGCAGCAGAAATAGATCTATACAGATCATCTCTGATGTCAGAATATGACTCGTCAACACGAAAATTAGGATTGAGTACGATACGAATAACGATGTCTCGTGGTTTGAGCCTCAGGTCGTACATTCTTGCTCGAGTATTCAACCCAAACCCATAGAACTTTGGCAGAATCTCTTCTGCGTCCAAACCAAGAATGGTTCGAATCATGTATCTATCGTCTGAGTTAGCCGCTCGCAAGTTGAACGTGATTGTTTCTGAGGAGTTTGGAGCATACATGTCAACACTTGATAGTTTCATGGTATGGCCAACTCCTCCTTTGCGATGGTGATTTGATTACGAGTCTGCTTGTAAATATCAGCTGTAGCCAATTGAGTAGGTGAATTGATGGTCTGTACGAAAGTTACCCCAGAAGTCTCCCCCGGGGTATTTCCAGAGGTTGATGCGGGAACTTCGTTTGCTGTGGAGGCAATTACTCTCGCCTGATTCATTGACACGTTAGGCGCAATCTTCTGCGACGTCTGAATATAACCTGCGATCAGAGCAGAATCTTCTGCTACCTTAGTAAGATCCAAAACTGGCGTAATAACAGGATTAAACTCATCCAGATAATTAAGCCCATCACTGACCATAGACAAAGAACTCTTAAACGCATCAGCAGTCCTATTCATAAGATCGTTAGCAGCAATTTCTGCAGACCTGTCTCTATCCAAACCAATAGCAAAGCCTTCAGCAATCCATTCACCATATTGTGTGGTTACCTTGGACGGAGAGCCAAGATCGAACGGTGAGGAAAGTGCATCCAACATTTGCCCACCAAAATCACCAATGCTTTTAAGGACCTCAACGCCCTTCTTAGCCAACCCGCCAGTTATACCGTTAAGGACTGCGCCAATCAAATGGACACCTTGATCCATAAGTTCTGGACTTTTTCTATCGATTACCTTACGCAGCTCTCTGATAAACCCAATAACAACCTCAAACGCAGAATCAGCCAAACGAACCACTGCTTTACTAATACCACGCATTATCGCCAACACAAAATCAACACCGGCATTCACAATTCGCTCAATATTCTGAGCAAGTCCTGTGAGGAACGTAGTAATGATTGTTGCTACCGCAGTGATAATCCTATTTACATTATCGACAACGCCACTTATCAACGCAATCAATAGATTTGTTCCAGCGCCAACAATCAAAGCAACGTTCGCCGGCTCGGCAAGAGTGTTGATGAATGTCGAAATGATTTCAACGACAAGAGTTGCGATCGCTTCAATGTTGTCACGAAGTCCCTGAAGGAACGTAATCAACAGGAAGAAGCCGGCAGCGATGAACTGTGGACCGTAAATATAGATTTGGTTGATAGCTGCATCCAAAAGCTGATTGAATATCTCAATAACCTTTGGTAGGTTCATTTGAATAGCGGTGAGCATTCCGTCAATGATCTTGGCGATTGCAGGAATCAGAGAAGCGAAACCATCCGCAAACGTCTGGAGAGTTTCCAACATCCCTGCCGCAACGCCTCTAGCGAACGCTGGGATTGCTTCCCCCAGGGCTTCAAACGTACCCTTTAGGGATTCTGCACTGACCTTACCCACCTTAGCGATAAGCTCAAATGCTTTGGCCACCATCATTGCGCCTGCGCCAAACAAGGCAAAGGCCAGGCCAAGAATACCCAAAGCTACACCTAGACCAATAATGGCAGGAATAGCCGGCTCGAGAATCAACGCAGCGATGGCGATTGCAGCCAAAGCAACGGCTAGCTTACCAAGACCCTCGAGGAGATCATCCCATCCCATCTTTCCAAATATCTTTAGCACTCCAGCAAGAACAAGGAGAGCTGAGGATACAATCACAAGTGCGGCTGCGCCGGCAAGAGAACTGGTCATCAGACCAACGCCAATTGCTAGAATAAGCAAAGAGCCACCGAGCGCAACAAGGCCGCGGCTAATCTCCTCCCACGACATAGCGCCCATTGACTTCAACGCTCGAGCAAATATAACCAGACCAGCACCAACAATGTTCAGTCCAATGCCGATTAGGATCATTCCGTCAGGCATCGCGTACATAGCAGCAGCAATAAGAGCCAAACCGCCAGCCAACGCAACAAGACCTCTGCCAATCTCATCCCAGCTCAGATCTCCAAACAACTTGAGAGCTGTGGCCATCGCAACAAGCCCAAGGCCTACACCTACAAGTCCTAGCCCAAGTAGAGCCATATGAGGCGGCATTAGAATCATCGCAGCGACAATAAGGCCAAGACCTACAGCAAGACCGATAAGGCCCTTGGTAAGTTCTCCCCAAGACATAGAGGCAAAGACCTTGACGGCTGCTGACATAAGCAACAAACCAACAGACAAAGCTGAAATACCAACACCAGCTCTGATCATACCTCCGGCTTGCTTGGAAAGAAGCTTCGAGGATATAACAAGAAGTCCAATGAGAATGAGAGTTCCTGTCAACCCTCGTGCAAGCTCATCCCAATTAAGGTCTGCCATGTTCTTAGCTGCAAACGAAAGAATAAGAATGGCTGCACCAAGAGCAATCATCCCAATAGAAAGAATACCGAAACTGGCAGCAGTCTTCGGGTTGAGAGTAAGCTTGGTTAAAATAGCAAATGCACCCATGAGCTGAGCAAAACCGATGGCCATAGCCGTCAATGCTTTGGTCAGTGCGACCGAGTCAATCAGAGACAACACAACAACAGATGCTGTCAAGACGCCAATCGCGATAGCAATCTTCATCAAAGCTTCGGACTTGATCTTCACCTGTAGTGCCTGCAAGACACCAGTTAGCTGATCAAACGACTTAGCGATGTTGTCAAAGAACCCACCACTAAGACCGAACTTGATGTTGAAACCGCTTCTAAACCAGTGAATGATCGCAGCAGTAAGAGTAGCAAATATACCAGTGTTGAGTGCATCAAGAACATTACTGAAGTCACCAGAACTCATTACATCAGCAATCTTGCCACCCAAATCAGCGAAGAACCCACTGATGACTTCCCAAGTCTTGGCAAGGATATCGCCAACCCTGTGCATGAAGTTCATGAAGGGCTTCCATGCATCCTTGATGTTATCAAGAACTCTATGCAAGCTCTCGAATCGATCACTGATGCGCCCAGTAACATCCTGGACTACTTCTGCCTTCTTGTCATCGAAGGTACCAAACAATCGACCAATTGCTTCCTTAAGCTTTCCAAGCCAGGAAATGGGCTTTTGAAGAATCACAGTAAGACCTTCGAAGAAAGCCTGAATTCCTCCGCCCTTAACTAGTCCTTCCTGAAGAGCAGTAAAGAAATCACCAATCTTAGCTGCGAAAGTGAGGAAGTCTCCTCCACTAAGAGCAACAAGAGATCTACCAAGTTCAAATATAAACTTGGCGCCTTCCTTGATGATCGTCCACCCAATACTCAGGATGGAGAATAGACCTTGGAATATACTTTTGATCTTATCGACAGTAGGTCCAGCTAGGATCAAAGCTTCTGTGAACTTCCTAAAGCCTTCGGCAATTTTCCCAATAATCGATACTGTTCCAGCAGGAAATATGTTTCTGAATGCTTCCTTGCCAATGCTGACAATTTTCTGGAACGTTTCGAAAAGGTTAGATATGCCTTTTGTGATATCAGGCATAGCAGCTTTCAAATTATCAAAGCTGATCTTTCCAAGGTTTTGAATAAGACCTTGATTCATCGTTCCTGTGATTGCCGTGAACGTCCAAACCAAAGGCGTCAGCGCTGCATTAAGATTATCGATAACTGGAGTAAGGGCATTGAACAAATCTCTTTGCTGCGTCAGTTGTGGGGCAATAAACGCAGCCCCAAGCCTAGACATCGCTGCATGCATGTTAGCTAATGCACCAGTGAACGTCTTGTTTGCTTCCGTAGCATGCGAACCAAATGCCGCATCCATAGCGTTAGCGAAAGTCTGGAAATCAAGCTTTCCGCTAGCTGCCATTTCATGGACTTGCGCTTCTGTCTTACCTAGAACCTTACCGATTGCTGCAGCGGCGTTGAGACCTCGAGTAGCGAACTGCATGAGGTCCATGTTGGTAACTTTACCAGTACCAGCTGAACCAGCGAAAATATCCGCCATCTCAGTAAACGAACTACCAGTCATGGCAGCAGCGCCGGCGACTCCTCGCAGAGCCCCAGTCATCTGGGCGCCTACCTTGATACCGGAAGCTCCGAACTGCGCAGCGGCTTTGGCAGCCTCATCCAACCCGAAGGCCGTGCCCTTGACCGCATCGAGAGCACTTTTCATGCCTTCTTCAACGCTGATACCAAGGCCCTCGAACATGAACTTAGCTTGTTCGATGTTCTTAGCTCTTTGCGTACCACCACTAATGACAGGGCCAAGAAAATCACCAGCAAGATTCTTGGCAATGCCCAAAAGGTTTGTTGTGAGTGATTGAATAACAGTAAATGCTACAGCGCCCAAAGCTGTGAATCTACTAGCAATATGATCAACCGATGATGCGATGCCGGCTAGGTTTCTAACTCCTGTTTCAGCACCAGTGAATTTGAGACCTTTTTCCAGGTCGGCGAGAGACTGTAGCGTTGTATTGACTTCGTTTTCAAAGTTCTTATTATCGAATTCAATTCTAACAATTCGATCTTCTATGCTAGGCATCTCTCACCGCCTTCCATACTTCGTCGACAATACGATCAAATATCGGGCGCATTACGGGATTAATATAGTCCCTTCCTTCCACCCAACCGCCGGTGCCAGTTCCGTGGCCGTACTGAAGTATGACAGCAATATTGACGCGACCTTCTCGGTGCGTGTTGTACCATTCGATAGCGTGTCGTCCTGGTTTGCTTACTACCTCGTAGTCCCATGATTCAGACGTCTCTCCTGTTTCTATAGGAGTATGGGCTGAAAGTAGATCCACACCAATACGGCCGTAATGATCAAGAATACTAAATATGTTGTCTTGCGTTATAGCGTGTAAAAAGGCTTCGGTCTTCTTCCATGGTCCGGAGCTTGTCACTGAGACCATTACGACCTCGAATCGTTAAATCTCGTTGATGGGTACTACTACGCCAGTCTTCCAGTACGGAGTGCCCTTCAATTCTGGCGCCTTGGGTGAACCCCATCCATGCATTGCGCCCTTGAGATCAAGCACATAACCCTGCGGCTTGTTCCAATCAGTTACGATAAGCCGACGTGCAACATCTTGACCTTGCCAGTACGGACCATTCTGCGGAGGAATTGCACCACCGAAAGCAGTGATACCGCCCCATCGGTCGAGCACATAGCCCTTGGTTGGGTCACTTGGATTACAAACTGCATCAACTGCCATTCCATGTTCCACAGGAGGTGGTCCTTCCGGAGGTTTAGGGGCAGATTCCCAATGCTTAAGCTCATCCATGCGAGCAATAAGGTTCCTGCCAGGACAAGCTGTCGAGAAGACATCTTTGTGTGCTCGGATTGATGGATTACGAATTGTGTAACCGCTCTCAACGATCTCACGGATAGCTTGCTTAATACCATTGACGAGGGAATCAGGAGCTGGTTCGATTTGATAGTTACCTACCGCACAGATACTTACTGATGTAGGGTTGTTGTTGATCGTAGCCGCGTCTTCATTCCAAAGCTCACGTCCAGCCCATACGTCTCCATCATTAAAGACCATAACGTTGTAATCGATTGCAATATAACCCTTGTTCAAGACGTATGACTCGATCTGTCGTAGAACCGCTGCCTTGTCGGGAGGGTTACCACGAGCTCCTCCACCTTCGTGATGGATGAAAATATCCCGAACGCCCTTACGGGCAGAACTAAAATTTGGCTTACGGGTTGTCCATTCATTACGACTATGCATTAGGCTTCCCTCGCCTTCCCTCGCCAACTTGGAAACTCTGGCTCACCACCTGGGTGATCAACGGGATCAGGCTGATCTTGTTGAATATCTTCTGGCTCTTCTGGTTCAACAGGCGTATTCATGTTCGCCTCCATTTTTAAGCTGGGCCAATGTCTTCAACCCAAAACACAATTGGGCCAGGATCTGTGGACGCAGCAATCGGAGCAGCAGTCGCTGAGATCTGAGCAGTTGCGCCACCTGTACCGGAACGGAGCATCGCTTCAAACGTATGCGAACCTGCTGATAGCCCAGTAATAAGCACCGATTCAGTGCAAGAATCACGAGTTCCAGTAGTCTCAAAGTCGTGATTATAAAGCATATGCGTCATAACGCCATCGACCCACACATAAGCATAAATAACTGCGGGCGCAGTTCCGGTTACTGAGAAGAAACCACCACGTAGTGACGCCCTAATAATGCGATTCGCTGCGATAGTCAGAGTTTGCGCAGCACCCATGATAGATGTCTGTGTCGTCGGTGCCGTTCGGTTTGCGGTACGGAATTGTGGTGGACCGAGAAGCCCTAGTGCATTAGGCATTGCAAACACAGTGCCAGACCAAATATACTCATAATTCGTATCTGTTTCATAAATCTTAACGCCTTCATCGGCAGCTGTAAGACCTGTTGGGCGAGTAGAACTTGTGCAAATAACACGACCATCAATTGCCCAACGTGTTCCGTCCCACGTGTATCCGTAATTAACATCTATGCAATATGCATAAACGCCTTCGTCAGCAGCAACAAGGCCTGCGGGACGAGTAGCAACAGTACATAGGACTCGTTCTTGACACTTCCACCTAGTTCCGTTCCATGTTCGTCTAAGACCAGTGTCTGTTTCGTAAATAGAAAGACCATTAATTGGAGACGCCGGCCTCGTCGTACTTGTGCAGATGAAGTCACCAGCGCCGTTGGTACCGTTGGTTCCAGGAGCTCCAGGAACGCCTTGCGGACCACGAACGTTTCCTGCGTCAATTGGTGTTCCATCACGAGTTTCAAGAATAAGGTTGTTGCCAACTACTTCACCGTCAACGACGGTGGCATTCTCCATTTCGATCATTCGGTCAGCAGTTAAGCCAGTTACAGTGGTTACTGAAGTCATTCATCCTCCTCTACGGCATCCAAATATCATCAGCGTTCTTTTCACTACTCCAAATATTATACGTGTCTGCATCAATGAAGTTTGCAGTCTCTGTTTGAATTTGGAATGTGGTCTCGTCGAGCATCTGAATTTGACCCTCGACTGGAGATTCAGCACTCCACGTGCCATCTCCATGATCGATGATGATAAGCCGTTGCCAATCACGAATCCAAGTAGCAAATCCCTTCAACGGAGGAAGCCTTGCTAGACTATCTTCGTCGCCGTAAAGAACGCCCTCAATGTCCATAAGAAGTTCTTGATCGATTTTACGACTATCAATAACCGCGTGCGACGTTGCTCTGAAGTTCTCCATGTCTTCTGGGACTGACGTAAGCGTCCATTCAAATTCTGTTGGGACGGTGTCCATAGACAAGGTTTGAAACTCTCTATGCGCTGGTAGCGCTGTTAAATTCCACAATAGATGAATCTTGTAGCCAGCCTCATTTGCTTCGAGATCGCTTCCGATTTTTGTTTGGTATGACAATCCGAACTGAGTTTTTGGCTGATTGTAAGCAAAAAAACCAGTTTGATCTTCGATAATGCCTTCATAGAACAAAAATTCATCTGGATAGGTAAATGCTCTTAGTACGGCACTATAGTCGCCAAGAGTTACAAGATCATTAACCTTAGCCCCATCATAGTGAATAGCTTCAATAGAATCATCATCGTTTTCCTCTATTGAAGTAACGCCATTCCATGGAACGCCATAACCATCTGCTTTATACAGCACAGCTTTACTAATACCAGTTTCAAAGAAGCGTTCGCCTAGTTGATCCCATACAAGGGTAGTCATTTAACCTCCTATCCATTGGTATTGTATTGTGCTTTTCTGACAGCGTTCAGCTCACGATTCCTTTGACTAATCTCATTGCGAGACATCTTCTTTTGCGGAGAGTTCTTGATGTTGCAAATGCGAATCAATGCAAACAATCGATTAAGATGCCAATACTCACATTCAAATGGGATGTTAAACGCCACCATCCAGTAGTAAATTAGCTCAGCGGTGATTACTTCACCCCTACCTTTACGATCTGGCATCTTACCAAACGTTGTTGCTGACTCACTTGATTCGATGTACTCGTTAATTTTATCAATAGTTTTTTGAGTCAACAGCTCAAACGTGTTTGAAGGATGAATTGGAGAGATGATCATTGATTCTATGTAGTAAAGAATTTCATCGGAAGTTTTTGGATCAGGACTAAGGAAAGGTCTTTTGAATTTTGACTCCCATTTTGACAGGGAGATCAAAGAATGCTCGAGTTCTATTTCAACGGTCTCGACAGTTTCAAAAGTCTCTGTCTCTTCGTTGTAGTATTCTTCTTCTTGAAGCATAAGTTTAAGCATTCTCTGATCTCCTATCAATAATCACGGAACAGTGAGCAGCGTAATCACTTCGTCCGGCATAGGAAGATTAGCAACACCTGTGGTTCCATCCCCGTAAAGCTCTGCCTCGAGGAGGGTAAGCTTTGCTGGGTCTACGACGCTGGAGTCGACGACGATGAGGGCGGTAGGGGAATAGCCAGTGACTGGCACTGGAGTCGTAGAGATGGCCCAGCTAAAGGCAATAGCCTCAGGGGAGTCATTAATGGTGTTGTATGCCTTCTCGGAAGGGCTTGCGACAGCTCCGTAGACAAGGTGAAGCTTGTAGCCGTACTGGTCGCCCTCGACGTCATTACCGAGCCTGGTCCGATAGGACAGACCAAAGGGCTTACGAGGCTGCTGGCCAACGACCACACCGTCTTCAGGGACAGCGAGACCATCGAACTGAGCGAACTCGTCAGGGTATGTGAAGGCTTCGAGAGTTGCACCGAACTCTTCTGCCGAAATCAGGTTCAGATACTTGATGTTGTCAGCGTACTGGGCATTTGACTCAGCCCCAGTAGGTGACTCTGTGACGGTAGTGAGACCATTCCAGGAAACACCTTCGGCGTAAACGCCAGTAGCATCTGGAATGTAAAGGACGCCGTGATCCACACCAGTCTCATAGGTGCGTTCACCTACTTGATCCCAAACAAGAACAGGCATTACTATTCCTCCTAGAAGAAAAGTTTGAAAACATCATGATTAAGGTCATCAGCAGTATAAAATCGATCGAAAATGCATTTCGGTAGCTCTGCGATTTTATCAGGAATATCACTATCCGGATTTCGATCGATGACTGTCACCAGATAACGCTTATCATGCTTGTATGGCTTATCATCCGCAAATCGTGGCAATTCATAGTCTCTTTTATAGACTATACACGGGTAAGCCATTTGCACGGTCGGTGGTGGTTGAAAATATACTTGCTTACTACCAAGAAGTTCAGTGAGAATAGATTGTAGCTCAAGGCGTGGGGCCATTATACACACTCCCCAAGCTTAGAATGAGACGAGGGGCTTTGACTTCGACACTTGTGACGGTCCAAAGCACCCCCTCCCATCGAACGTATTTGATTTCAAAGAAGTGTTGATTAGCATACTCATTGGCGATAATGCTGATGGAATTATTAACACTAAGATTATCATTGAGGCCATCTCCGGCTTCTAGCTTACGCGTGTTTCTAATCACATCGCCAAAATATGGAACTTCGGTAATAACGTCTACCCACACACCAGAGTCAGATGGATTTTCTTCTAATACACCATAACCAACTTCTCCACAAAATCTTGCCATCTTAACTCCTTAACGCTTCTAGTCAGGCAACATTAGTGAATGTCCAGCTGTCGTTCTCGCTTGTAGCGAAGTAGTAACCAGTGGTCGGCGTTGCGTTGATGGTCTCCGACTCGCCAGAGGCAACTGCAACTGTTCCGGTAACCGTGGTCCCGGCCTCATTCTTGTAAACGACGCCAGTCACGGTAGGAATAGTAATGGTGGTTCCGTCAAACGTGGGTGCCGTCGGGACAACTGCGGTGTCTGCAGAAGCTGTCTTCTTGACAACCATGGCCGACTTCGGACGAACCAAAGCACCCGAGCAACGCGTCTCAATCAGGTACTTGTACTGGTTATAGTCAATGTCGAAGTCGTCGAACAGAGCAACCTGTCCACCCTTGTCAGCACCGATGACGTAGTCAGCCATGTTGACGAGAATAGCAACGATGTCAGGCTCATCTTGAAGAACCTCAACCGGCACAACAGAGCTAACACGAAGCTCACTAGCCAGCTGGTCCAAAGACGAGTAAATACGACGGCCAAGCGTGTCCTTCAGAAGAAGGAACTGTGCAATAACAGTCTCAGTAGTGTACATGGTAGGCTGACCAGTACCACGGTAATACTGACGAGCCATAACGATAGCGTCGACAATTTCCTGAACGCTGCTGTTGGCATCGCCGAGGTTAACATTGATAGATACAGTGTAGAAATCATCATCTTTAGCGATAGGACGAATGTTCGTCTCAATAATCTTGTCCTCGTCAGCAACGTCACGACCATCGCCGATGAGGACTGCTCGTGCGAGCTCCTCGTCGAGCATCAGCCGCATCTCGCCCTTCATCCAGGCTACGACGTCGAAGTCAGTAATGTCAATAATGTCGTCACGGTCGAGCTTCTGCTTCTTGTAGATAGTCTGAGGAGTCGTGACTCGACGGGAGGTCCCGAAGAACTCTTCCTTCTTCAGATTACCCTTGATGTAACCCTTGGCACGTGCATCTTCGAAAGTAAGGTCTGCCGTAGCAGTCTTGATGCGGCTAAAGGGAGTCTTGCGAGCTCCGGAAAGAACACCATTAACCCACTCAGTGCGACGAGTGTAGAATTCGGGAGCGGCAGTGAGCTGAGTAGCCTCTGGAAAGAGGACTTCAATGTCGTTGATGCCATGAGCCAACGCATAATCTTCTACGGCTTCCTTGAGGGAGCCCTTCTTGGTTGCATCGGCAACAATTTCTTTAATGTCTGAATGAGAAAGGACTTGAGACTGGTCCTTCTCTTCCTTCTCGAAAACGTTTCGGCTCATCTTGTCTGTACCTTCCTGAACGGTCTCGTTGGAGTCGTCATCGAGATTACTTTGTGAGGCAGTGCCGTTACCGCTCTCTTCAAGAGCTTGACCGATCATATAATGAAGGAGTTCCTGTTGCTTATCGCTCAATGAGTCATAGACGTCCTGGAGTGTCTCATCCCCCGAGTCGCCAGAAGCATGTGTGACCTCATTAGTGTCAACACCATCATGCTCGACTTCATCAAATTCAAGACCAGTGTAAATGATTACCTCATCATCAAGAAGAGTTTCATCTCCGTCTGAGTGACGAATTGTGACGTTCTCAATAAGAGCACCGGGATTGGCGCCTGACAGAACAAGGCTAACCTCACGAATAGCTCCGTGAAGAACCCGGCCAGCACGCTCTACAAGCTCATTAGCCCAGATAGATAGCATGGTGACATCTTGGTGCTCGACAAGACCGTGTGCATGTACTGCCTTGTCTGACTTGTTAAAGAATCCGTAAGCATAAACACCATCATCACGGTTTTCCAGAATTGCGTGACCAAGAACATTCTCAGGATCAGTGTGACCGTGTTGCCAAACTAGAGGAACACGCATTTGATCCTGATGCTTAAACGCACCAGGCATGATCGTGCGACCATCGGAACATTTAAGTCCCGCCTTAGTTGCGTAGCCGCTGAAGTCCGCTTCCATTTTGACCGTTCCCTTCAAAAGGCTTAGTGGCCCCGGAGTTCAATTCCAAAGGCTTTACGCCCGGATTCAATTCCGGTTGTGGCATGTTACTGTTGATCAGTTTATCTGCTTTAGGATCACTCGAGGGAGGAATCCCCATAAAGGATCTAATCTCATTCGAAGTAAGGATTTCATTCCGAGTAAACTTATCAGCAATCTCTGCAAGCTGAGCAACAGGCACAAGCTTGAATGGATCTCGGAAGTATGTGATCTTCTCTTTGTTGTTTGTACCCTGGGGCCCAAGGAACGCTCGCTGCATAGCCTGAACAACGGCGTCAATGATGGGTTCGACGGTACGATTAAAGTAATTGAGCATGGCTTGCTCGTCGGCAGTGCCATTCATTACCTCTTCGGTAAGACCGAGTTGGTTGTATAGGAGATTAGTGAGGTACTCGATCTGCTTAAGGAGGTTGTTCTCAGCGGGTCGGTTCAACTGAGTAATCTTCTCAGTACCGTCGATGTAGGCAATTCCGTACTGGCTGCCCCGCAATTGAAATTCAATGTCTTCTTTACGCTGCTCTGCTTGGTTCCGTCTAGCCTCAGACTTAATGACATAAGGGAGTTGAATGATGATGTCCAACTTGCCAGAGCTGGATTGCTCATCGACCGCGTCAAGAAGACTCAGTTTCCTAATCAATCGTTGAAGAGTCGAGTTCGGTTCGTTCATAACTGAATACAAAGGATTTTCAACGATGGAAACGTATCGTTTTTCCAAAGTAATTTCTTCTCGTTTACCCTTAGTTTCATTATACACATTAAGTTTGACATGTTTTGGATACCAGGTGACAACTTCACCAACCCGAAGAGTATAGATGTCAAAAATTTCGTTTGTGTTAGGATTTTGAGAAGTGTCTACCGGAACGATCGCAGCTACGCCTCTATCGAACATCGTCATCGCGATGTCTTGACGGAAAGCACGTGGACCTTGGTCGAGGTTTGGCTCTAACGTAAGACAAGTATTTAGAGCGCTATCCATGTCTTTCAAATATCGCTCATGCGCATCCAACTTTACGTGTTTGATTACACAATCAGAAACATCCATGCTCAACCTTGTGTAAACGGCCGAAACAATAGACCTCTCATTGTAAACTTGTAGTCTTGTTCTGGAGGGAGAGCCGCCATAGAACGTGCTGGTTTGATATTGGGTATCAGGGACTAGTTGAACGCCTCGAAAAGCATTCCATGCTTTCCTTACTCTATCCAAAATAGGCAATCAACTCACCCCCCTGTTTTTAGAACCCGAGAAGCTCCTCTGGCTGCTACAGCTGTTACGCCAAGCCCCAAAGCAGCTATAGCAAATTCCCTACCACTCGACATTCTATGCAAATTACGTTTCTTATCAGCAGTGAGAGGTCCCTTACCTACGGCAGGAAGAAGATCTCCATACCGAACAGACCCATATGTTGGGAGAATATCCTTGAACACTTTTGCTTTACCCGAAGCAATTCTCTGATTTCTCCGAACGAATCGCTTACCTTTTCGAGCGGCAGACTTCCTGAAACTACGTGTTCTAATCAAGTCTGCTGGGTTGGACATAGAATATACTCTAGCTTTATCAATAATATTGCCCTTACCCTTACCAACTTTAACGTGTCGTTCGATACGACCTCGCCTACGGACACCCCATTTCATGCCTCGTACGCCGTGGTGCTCCAGGAATTGATCAATAGAAGCATCAGATCCAATTTCTGTCGTCACTCGAACACCTCCTTATTGGCTTTGTAGGCAACGTATGCATCCATCATGGCAGACACATTGTCAATCTTTTCTTCGGCACGCTTCTTCATCAATTTCCGGTTGCCATTAGTGTCTTCCAGAGTAACAGCGTTCCCCATAGCAAAAGACATAAGTTCTTCGTCAAAAATAAGCTTTCTTTCTTCCGCCAGAATCTTAAGTTCTCCAAGAGGAACAGATTCTGTCCTAGCGCCTTGAATGACCTTCTCGATTGCGTATGAACCATTCTCTGCTTCCCATCTAGTAACGAATTCTTTAGCATTATAAGGGTCAAAGCCAAGACAACGAACGTCATACTCGTTGTGAAGGATGAAACCATCAAGGTCTTCGTATACTTCCATCATGTCCAGGACAGTTCCATCAAGAACGTGCAAGCTTCCTTCACGAATGAACTCATCATACTTCATTCGCATAGCCCCAGGAAGTTTCATCAACGTCAATGACGTGATGTAGCTTCTAGTCTTGACGCCAAACGAATAATTCGTGAACGGAAAGAGAAGAGTGAAAGCACAGAAGTCATCTCCTTGTGATAGGTCGGCCCCTAGAGCACAAGGTAGACCCCAAAATTCTCTTGGGCGGTGCACGAGGGTCTCTTCATAAGTAAAGAAGTAAGTGTAGCCCTCCATCGGAATTCCAAATCGCTTAGCAAGGATGTCATTCCTAGCAGCAGGAGCTTTTTCAGCTCGCTCGACGTCTAGATGGTAAACATCGTAGGTAACTGTCTTTCCGAGATTTGGATTTGCCTTCACCCACACCTCTGGGGTGTTGACTTCTTCAATTTCATCCAACTTGTAATGCCAGATCGAAATGTGAGGAGCCAGGTACTCTCCTCGAAGTATGGAATGTAGTTCCATTTTGATTGTGTCGCCGGAACCGTTCCTCACAGTTCCTTCGGAGCTGATAGCGACAATCAAATAGTCGTCCATCTTCGATGCGCCCTGCTCAATCGCACCGACGACGTCTTCTCTAATGTCTCCGGACAACCACTCATCGATTGTAGACACTTTTGGGCGTAGTCCTTGGAGCTTATTGATCGTCATAGGACGAATCTCAAGCAAAGAACCAGTGAGAAAGTTCTCAATACCCTTCTTTGTGGACGCAAGCTTTACTCTTTGCGCCCTAGACCCAGTTGTGTTCTGCAAAGATCCTTCGGTTAGAAACCTAAACAGTGGTCCTCTGGCTCTGACGATGGCGGTACGAAAGGGGGACATTACTTCTTCTGCTTGTTTCATGGTTGGAGCGGTAGTGATTTGGTGGGTCGTTGAGGTATCAACGTTTAGGAAAAAGGCTTGGATACAGTTTGCATACATGGATTTGGCCGCACCTCTGGCCACGATTAGGTATTGCTTGGTGGTAAGGCGCTTTTTAATGAACTTTTTTACGTATTTCCCGCCATCTGCTGGGTCATAAACACTTCTTTCGACAAAGAAGTACCATCCAAAGATTTGTTCAGCCCAAACCTTGAAGGTATCTAGAAGATGAAGATCAGTACCATCAGTAAGCGTCAATTCAAACTCACAGTACTGAATGAAGCCTTCTACGGCAGTTTCATCATAGTAAATGTTTGGATTACTGATTAATTCATCGATTCTGTTCATCTCCATAGAGATTTCTCGGTTAACCGGTATCTCTCCTGAAAGAACAGAGTCTCTAAAAAGCCCGTAGTAGTAAGGAGTTGCAGTATTTGATAAAGACAAGTCCGCACCTCCTAAGGAACTAATTGAACAATGATAGCTGCCCAGCAGGAGAACTATTACCCGCTAGTTTTGCAGCTGCACGAGCGATGGCTTGTGTTCTAATAAGTTGTTGTGCGTTTCTCTTTGCTTGCTCACTTGCCAGATACTTCTTTCCAGCCGCAATAGCGTGTTTACCAGCTGGTGATTGACTCAAACCAAATAGCGTAGTAGCTGTCGTAGCAATAGCTAGATATGCTTTAACACGATCGTGTCCTCTTTGGACTTTAGATGGATTCATTTTAGAGAAATTCTGTTCCATGTTCAATCGTGCATTCACACTTTGCAGCTGCTTGTTGCTAAGCTGATGCGGCTTACGCTTTCGAAGTTCTGCAACCTTTTTTGAATCCGATGATTGAGGATGAGCCGTTGTAACACGAGAACGCTTGTTACGGATACCCCAATGCATTCCCTTAACGCCATGATGCTCAAAAAATTCTTCTAGTTCCATCACGCATCTCCAAAGTCAGGAACTGGAATGAGAGGTGGAGGAATAACAGGAGGAAGTTCTTCCTCACGGAACACGTTGAGCCTCCACTCGTATTCTTTGATTTGATTGTTCGCTGCCTCGAGGAGGAACGAGGTTCCAGGAGGATCAAACAAGACACGAACTTTCAAATATACGTATGTCTTTACTAGATTAATCTGATTCAGTGGAACAAGAAAGTCTGACCACTTCTCAGTTTCGTCTTCAATGAAAAAACCATCTACTGGACCGACACCCAATTGATTGAGGAGGGAGAAAGCTGCATTAATATGAGTGGTGACATCCAGATCGAAAGGCGTATAAGCAGCATCAAGACCTAGAATTTTCTTCGTACTGATTAGGATGCTCTCTTCCATCACTCCTCCCTAGCTTCGGTTATTGAGAATCCAGTTCACTTCAGCTTCAACATCCTTGGCGTTGTGGCCGGCCTCTGTGAGCTTGGTCCTACGCTCTTGACCAACGCCCCACTTACCTTCGATGACCTGCTGAGCGATCTCTGAAATATCCAGCTCACCAGTGTCTTCCCCGGAATCAGCTGCCTCGTCGGGGGATTCGTCTTGGTCTGGTTGGGCGGGGCTGTCTGCGGGGGATTCTTCCGGGACTACTTCTGCCGGAACTGCTTCAGCAGGATCACGCCAGCCTTCAGGCTTGTCTGCTTCACTCGGTTCGTCAGGGACAACCGTCTCATCAACCATAGTATCCACTTTTTCTCCTCACCAAAGTTTGGTATCGTTTGGTTTTCTGGACAAAACTACCTTAGGAAGTAGACGATCATCACCAAAATGTATAGCATTATGCGTGCTGTGAGTGGTAGTAATCAGGAATTCTGGGTTGGTTATCCAGGTTTCGCCATGCACAATGTCGTTCACAGCGATTGGATTTAGGTGATGAATAAGCAAATTCCCATGGATTTCATACCCAGGAACGCCTAAATCACATCCCTCATCCCTGAATATGACGTAGTCTCTGGCCTGTCTCCACTCAACAGAACGGTAAAACTTCTGGTTAATATACCTATCAAACCCGAACGTGGAGCTTCCTACTTGACCATGTAGCTTGAGGTAGGCATACCTTTCCTCAAAGGTTTCATACAAACAAAGCTCGGAATACGACTTAGATGTCATTGAGTTCTTCTGCCTGATGGCCAGCATACTGTCGCATGGCGTCTAGCGCTTCGGCATACAGCTCTTCAACTCTCTTGGCTGAAGCCATCATCTCAACTTTGGAGTCCAGCAGGAGATTCTCTCGGTGAAGTCGCTCTTGCTCGAGCTTTTCTCTGGTAGATCCTAGTTTTAGAAAATGAGTTACGACCTGCGCTGAGGCCGTACCGTCGGCGAGTTGTTTCTCAGCCAGATCAATTGCGTAGGAGACCAGTTGGTTTTCCCGACCCTCATCCGTAAGCGCTGTTCTACGACGAGGTCTTCCACGTTTATTAGCCATTGGCCTCCTTTCAGTTATGCCCTGTCTTTGTAGACTGCCAGATATGCAGGTAGTTCTGGAGTAATGTTGAACCCAATAACGCCTGACGATCCAACAACACGAAACAGATACAAACTAACTGTGTGTGGACCAGCAGTGACGCCTGGGACGATTACTGTCCCACCAACGAACCGTCCACCTGGCGTGATGGGGAAAGCAAATCGCCCAACAACGATACCATCAATACGACAATCAAATGCCCACTCGGTGTTGGCTGGAACTCCAAAGTTAATGTGAAGATAAATCTTCAATCTTGTGGCTACTGCCAAATCAATGTTGACAGGAAAAAGCGTTGTGGAGAACACTGGATTTGTAGTTCTACGGTTTTCACCCAGAAGAGCTGGAGGCGTTTGCGCCCCATACATCGCAATGGGCCAAACAGGAGCTACGGTCTTCTTTGGGCCGTAGAGAATATCGGCAGTTTGATCTATCCAATAGTTTCCTACTGCGCCATCGCTTGGAAGAGGTGGAGTTGTCCCAGGAAGAATAATCGTACCAGTTGAGGTACCGATTGGGCCGCCTGGACCTTGGGGCCCTGCGTTGATGACAGAGACTGATTGCGACACTGGCTCAACATTGATGATCTGCGTACGCTGAATAACATTGATTTCGCTCATTGGGTTACCGTCCCTCGGAAAGTAACCTCAAGAGGCTTGTCGAAAACAGGAACTGGCTCTGAACCCAGCACACGTTTAAGATCCATGTAACCACTATTGGCTGCAATAAGCTTTGTGTCTTGATCATCCACTGTTAGCTTAAGCTTTCCATCGTGACCGTCTGTCAGAAAAGCCACAGTCCATGCTATGATCAGGTCTGAATTCACAGTTGGTTCAGCTCGGATTTCACTTGTGAAGGTATCAGCGGAAATATCGATCCCCAAGTTCACTTGAAGGGTGTTTGTTCTTCCCTTGTGAACGATTACCTTGTTGTCACTCACTCATCCTCCCTCCGAAAATCCGAATTGGTTTTCCAATGATTCCCCCGGGGCATTTTTTGGGAGCCGGGCGATGCAAAGGGGGGGTAGATCTCGCGACCCCCCCCTCCCCCTATTCCTCCCTCACAACCTTTATGAAAACTCCCATGACATTCTCAGCAACGATTTCATCAACAGCATTTTCAATTGCTGATTCATATTCAGCTTCACTAAGCTCATCAGATGTCTGAACAATTCTTGAAAGCAACTGCTGTGTGTGGTAACAGGAGGCCGCATCAAATGCATACCATGCAGGGTAGTTGTCAAAAGGATTGAAAGGATTGTCGATGGTTGATAGCATTGTCTTAGTCATTCAATCCTTCCTTTACTTGAGTGCATCGTATAGTGTAGACACAGACACACCTAGACTACTAGCAATCTCAGCATGTGTGTAACCAAGCTCTATCATGTCATTAGCACGCTTAGTCTTGGTTGGTGTCATCAATCTAGCAGTTTGTGGTGTAGCAAGTTCTCTTACTCTCTTAGGGTCTGCATACTTTAGTATCTCGGTTAACTTACTGTTACTAACAGCATTAGCTTGAATAGCTTTCCATTCATCATCACTGATGTTAATCTGATGAGCCTTAGCACCGACACGCACCCTTGCGTCTTCTAGCTCCTGGCGTTCAATCTTCTTACGCGTGCTCGGTTCCATGTTTGGATTAGCTTGTACCCTGACCCGGATAGCGGAGTCTGCCACTATGTTGGCATGTCTTTCAAGGGGGCGGTTTCTATAAGCAATGTCCAGGGAGGCTTCTAATGATTCAACTTCCTTGGCATACGCCTTCTTAGCAGAGGCCGATTGTTTAGGGGCGGGGGTATTTAAAGCATCTAGACGGGCCCGGTTAGCCATGGCCTTGAGCCTGTTAGAATGATCAGCATAAAGCGTTTCCATTGGCGTACCAGATGATAACGTATGCGCATCCTTAACTTCAGCAAGAGAAGGAACTCTCACCATCAATGGTGTACCATCTCTACGCTTCTTATTGGTGGGCTCATACATCAACTCACCAGTTACTTTATTAACAGGACCACCTTTAGCAGCAGTTCTAGGCTTACGCTCTGGTACCTCTAGAGGACGACCTTTCCTAGAGATGAGCGTGGATGCTCCGCCTTGCTGATACCTTTTCTTTAGGCCAGCTATGTTGTTGTCTCTAAAAGATCGTGAATGATCGAGTTGTTTCTTCTCTGCATCGATGACAACCATTGAATGTTTGACTGCTCTTGTTAGTTCATCTGGTCCAGCACCACCCAATGACATGTCTGTGATCAGATTAGAAATCATACCCATCTGTGCCTGTGTATTACCCATGACTTTCATTCCAGGATAGCCTGGGTATTCAGCTATGGGGTCAAAATTCTTAAGGCCGTCTAATGCCTTAGTGTCGTTAATTCTTTTGTTATTGTCTGGAACAACAAGCACTGTGTCACCATCAAAGTCTGCACCAGACAGTCTCTCAGCAACACTACTATGAATACCAATAGCATCAGGAGAATCGTGTCCAATCAAACGTCTAGCTGTTTCATGCTTGTTATTAACAATCAACCTAGGAATTTCAAATGTTCCGCCGTGGGGGAAACGAATCAGAACAACCGTTTCTCCATCAAGAAATCTAGGCGCATAAACTTCAGTCGGTTTCATATCATGAATTGGAAGGATAACATGGTTGGCTTGGCGAGGAAGTTGAGCTGCTTTCAAATGAGCGGCCGCAGTGTCGGTAGCTCCAGCAAAATCTTCTAGCAACTTCTTCTTTACTGTATCATTAGTAAGTTCGTTAATCGCCTTGTGCTCAGCCTGACGACGTTCGTATGTCATGTCGAGCTGTGTTTTAGCAAGCTTAGGCTTTTGCTTTGATAGAAATTGCGACGACAAAGTCCTAGACCATTCTGCCCAATCTCCTTCTTCATTCACAACATTCATAGCTGATGTCAATTTTTCTTCTGGTGATCCAGAATTCTCTGTAATTTGATGAGCAATGTAAGCACCGAATGGGTTCTTATCATCTGGCTTACCATCTTCACCTCTTACAACTTCTTTTAGCGCATCAAGATGATTTCCTGTGTCTTTCTTAGCAGTGTTAAATTGAAGATCCACTCCTGGAGGTAGATCAGCCTTATACATAGCCATACCTTTTATGTAATGGTTATCGCCAACACGAATTCTTACCTGTGAATAATTGACACCACCAAGAGAAAGATCAGCTACATCCGGACGAACATAAACAACACCATCAGCTTGTTTACCCTCATCCCCATAGATAACATCAAGACGAACTGGATCAATCTTCATAGGAGGATGTATGCGAATTATGCTTCTACCGTTGTCTTCTGAATAAGAGCCGATTTGCTGAACTTGGCTCTTGTTCATAAAGACATCGTGTTGTGTCGTACCAGGCGTGGCCAACACTTTCTGTACAGTCTCATGACCAGTTTGAATCTGTGGCTGCTTAACGTTGTGGACCTCATAACCTTGATCTTTAAGTGCGCTAAGGGCCTGTTCTAGTTTAGTTCTTGTAATACCCATGCGATTCTCTACGCCAGCACCAACATCAACCATACCTTTTTCATCAACTTCACTCTTAAGCATGTTTGTTGTGACCCGCTTGGCTTCAAGCTTATCTTTTGCACCTGGGGCAAGATATGACCGAACAACAGATTCTGCCTTACCCATGCGGTCGCCGATGGCTTTGTTCGAATATCCTTTTGCCTTCAGCTTTTCCATGAAGGCAATTTCTGTTGCTTTTTGTTGATATTTGTAATTAGACTTTGTGTCCCTCAAGTCTTTCATTGTCATACCAACGCCATCAGCGATTTCTTTTTCGCTCATGCCTTTCTTCTTCATAGAATCTACTCTTTGAAGAAATTCTTCATTACGAGGGTAGTTAACACCATATCCTTCTAGGTCATCGTCACCAGAACCCCAAGGATAACGACCGGAATGCCTCTTGGTGCCGTAATGTTCCAAATATTGTTCTTCTTCAAGCTTCACAGTCATCACCCCCTTTCAGTATCTGTCTGATGCCCTCATCTGTTCGATTTGCTGATCAAACACTATAATCTTATCCATAATGGATACAATTCTTTCTGGGAATGGTAGAAAGACTTTAATATCATCTCTTTGATAGATTCTAAGTTCTATTTCTATTTCAAACGGGTCAATGGCGTACTCTAGGCAAAATATGGCCGCATAAACTTCTAACTGATGTTCTGAAGCTACAGTTATACCAGTTTTCAAATCATGAATACGCAACTTACCTCTTCGAAACGAAATAGTATCTGGTGTTCCGAAACAGTTAATCGAGTAGAACAACATCTGTTCACACGACATCTTGTAACCGATACCATCATTAACATATGTCGACAAAGCTTGGTTAGCTTTCGACAGCTTGATACCAAGACGTATCGCCTCATGAGCAAGGGCATGAATATCCGATCCACGCCGTGCTGCTTGGGCTGCTACAAAACGGGCTTCTAGTTTCTGATCATTATAGTTGAGCCAATGGTAATTACTTGGACTCAGAAACGCATGTTTTCCGCTCAAGCCCGAGTGATCGTTGAAGATCATGAATAACAGCCTCCTCATTTTGAGGGTTAATGAATGAGGCGAACGACATTTGATTAAAGAGTTTAACGTAGTGCTCTTGATTAGGTTGAACGGCAGAATCGCCAGCCATCTTTACTTCAAGCATACCCCATCGTTTCTTGTGTAACACAAGAATATCGGGCAAGCCTTGAATGTACCGGGGGTCATTTATGATGATGAACACCCCCGGAAAAGCTTTAGTGATCTTCTTAACTAATTTCAGTTGATACTGCCGTTCACTCATAAAGACCCCCTATGTAGTCACATCATTCTGTCCAACATTACGGATAGTCTTGAATGTAGTGTCTAGGCCGGTAGCGCCAAGCCCTAGAATTCCACCAACGAGAGCCTGGGTCGCACCGTTCATAGTCTCTAACGGTACACCGAAGAATGCTAACCCAGGAGCGAAGTCGGAGATCCCAAACAAACACACTACGCCGATACCAATTAGCAAAGCTAACGGAACCTTGATGAGTGACGGAAGCCCTGTGGGAACCAATGAGTTCAGATACTTCACGATCACATATACCGAAACGACGGTAAGGAGTGTTGTTGTCACGTCCATTTTTCACCTCCTAAGGGACTGCACACACAGCAACCGTAGTTGCCTGACCTTTCTCTTTTACTTCAATATTTCTCAGGGCAAACCCAGTAGGACAAGTCGGTCCAGGACTTCCCGTAGGTCCTTGAACTCCAGGTAAGCCATTGCTACCAGGAGACCCAGTGCTACCAGTAGAGCCAGTAGACCCAGTACGGCCAGCAGGGCCGCTTGGACCAACAATACTATTACCTGCCAAACCTCGTTCGCCCTGTGGGCCCATGATTCCTTGCGGGCCCCGTTCACCATTAGCACCAGGCTCTCCTTGTTCTCCTTGAGGACCAGGCGGGCCTTTAGTTTCTAGACTGTGGCTGATCGCGATCCCAGTAAATATGGCTGCTACAGAAAACAAAACAACGGAAAGTAGCATGAGTAAGTCTATGCCACCGTGTTCCTCTTCTTGCATTATTAGTTGATGCAATTTGGATGTCGCTTCTTCGGCCTCTGCTCTGGCTTGTTTCAATTGTTCCTGACATTGTTCGTTTCCTTGCTTACGAGCCCGAACCAAAGATGCATAAGCTGTTATAATTGCAGATGCGCCAGTAAGGACAGCAATCAGGCTAGCTTCAACTACGTCGCCATCCATAGAAGCCATCCTAAACGAAAAAGCACACTCCCTTCATTATATGGTATGTTGCGTGTGTAGTATCGTATATATTCTGTTTTATATATAAACGTATTTCTCACCTCCAGGAAAAACATGAGTCCCGCTGGAAATGGCTGCATAGATATGTTTACAGAGGCTTGCTGTCTTTACGGCAGCAACAAATATGCAGTCATACTCGATGTTGTTTACAGTATCCAAGATCGGTCCATAGTTATACCAGTTATGAATATCCTTGAACTGATGCGTGTACTCCCACGCAAACCAACGAGGTCTCCAGCAGATGTTGTACGCATTGAGATTTTCTTTGACTCCATCGATTTGAATAGGAGTGTTGAAAACATCACTACGACCTCGGACGAACGCTTCAGCCACTAGGACCTTGACTGAACGTCTACACTGATACCCACCTCGGACTAGCCCGACAGTTAGGTCGCCAGCTGCCGTTGGTGACATTGTCATTTCTCTACCAGTACGTCTATTGAATACTCTTCCATGGTTCGTTACTTCATACCTAGGAAAATCAGGAATCGTTGCAGACATCTCACCAGACATATATGTCATGTTTTCACCCCTTTCGTTCCAGCTGGCAAATCTTTTAACGATTTGTCGGACGAAAAACCCTTATTTTATAGGCTCGTTGGCTATTTTCCGGCAAATGGCAAATATTTTGGATAAACCCCTTATTATTGTAGAGCGGAGTTTCTATATACTTGTATAAATAATTATTTAATATAAGTAATATTTGTCTTTATGTCTTATACTAGCAAAACAGCAGGTCAGAGCACTTGCGAATCACCGTCAAATACACGGCAGATACGCCAAATCATCCTCCAAATCCATAATCTCCATCGCTTTCAGCTCGTTGAACGACTTTTTACGATCTAGGGACTCCTTCACAGCCTTGTCGATCGCTGCTCTGCTGGTGAGGATATAGTAGTACAAGTTGGTAAACGGCGTATCCAAACGGTCTATTCTACCCTGGCACTGAACATAGTTCTTGTAAGAGTAGGTCAAACTGTACAGAACGGTCGCATCCGTCTCGATACAGTTCCACCCCTCACTACCTGATGTGTACTGCACAAGATATACCCAGTGATCAGTCTTGGGGATCTCCTGGTGTACGTGTCCGTTCCACTCAGCCACCGGGACAACATCCTGAAGCGTCCTCAAAATCTCCAGCTCGTAGTCAAACGTGTAAAAGACGATCAATTTCGGGTGGCAATTCATCAGAAACTTGATCATCTCGAGCCGGCTAGGATCCGAGTTCACAATCTTGCGCATGACCCGGAAGAGCTCACCCACATCACGGATGGGTCGATCTTCATAGGGGTGCCAGCGTTTGCGGACGGCGAGCTCCATCAAGTCTTCGTCGTACTCCACCTCGAGGAAATTCAGTATCCGCTCGGTATGCTTCAGATATGGCATCTCTACCAAGACCGAATTACGCAGACGATCCAGTTTCTCCGTGCCCAGATACCTGATCACCTTTGGGAATTTGACGTACGGCGCATAGACCACATGCTGACGCTTGAAATCGGTGATATTGTTGTACCACCCGTTCGCAATGAAGACGGGGGCATAATCCAGCCACACATCCCCGGGAGTTGCTGAGAGCATAATCCAATGATTGTACTGAGCGATCTTGAGGAAATGCTTTACCCAAGCACCGTGACCAACCAGTCTTTGCTCATCAAAAATAAAGAACACATCAGATAGACCCAGATAATTTCCAATGTTATTCCAAGAATCAACAGTGAGAGTTCCATGTAGAGTGGCATCCGCTTCTCGGCCGATACCAAAGTGAGATGCTTCCTTGTCCCAGTCAAGACTGTCCCTTTTCTTTGCCGTCGTGATAACGATAAGCCGCTTAGGTGATTCTTTCTCTACGTAATATGCGAGGGCTACGGCTGATTTCCCTGAGCCCACACCACCGTACAAGATCTTACCGTTACCTAGGAATTGGAGTGCTTCCTTCTGATGATCCATCAGTTCAATAGCCATAACACCTCCTTCTAAATATCGAGTTTACCCCTAAAAGTTTCAGGTCCATCAGGCGCTTGATCAAAGAATTCGATCGTGTGAATAAGATCGTCACGAAGAGCAACGGCTGCTTCTGGACTTAGCGCAAACCTGACCCTAGCTGACTCATCTGTTTTGTTGATACGTCCATCAGCTTCCACTAACACAATAGGCTGATACTCACCTGTTTCCGAATTTACCCCAAGAACCGCAGCTGAGATAATTTCCCCAACTTGACACATCACCCAAGATTTATCAATACTGATAAATTTTCTAACAATGGGCGCGTCTGGATCATTAGGAATAGGATGAAACTCTGTAGGCATCTCTCCCCCCGGGAAAAATATACGATGTTCGAAAAAGAAAGGGTTAGATCCTTCCCCTTTTACACGCGCCTGGACTTGTGTCGCAATGAGCCCATGCGCATTTGTCGCAGTACTCATTCAACGTCCCATTCCAAGGATCGGTACTCCGTGCCCGACGTCGATAGAATTTGTTACAGCAGAAACACACTCGCTTCAAGCGTTTCATAAGTACCTCCAAAAAAAGAGACAACCCGTGTGGGTTATCTCTTGAAGTCACTAAGCGGACTTCTTGCTTTCCTTGTAGAGCTTCTTCATCTCACGGCGGACTTCCATGCGCTGTGACACGAACTTCGTCGCCTTCTTGGTGACTACGAAGGCGCCAACAGTAGCCATCGCGAGCAGCACCACACCCTGGGGCGTGAGCTTCTCGTTCTGACCATCTGTGGTCGTCATCGCGTCAACAATCGGGGCGATCTCGGTCGTCTCATTCGACATTTTAATCTCTCCTTGTTAATTGGATTCTCTCATTACAGTGCATGTAAATCCTGCGAATTATGTAGGTGGAGGGAGATTATCATCCATAGGATCTGCCCATCCTTCGTCAAACCATCCAGGCGCAGGCTTCCATGTAGGATCTCGGGGGTACCAGGGGTTTACGTTTGCCAATTCTTTCTTTACTTCGTCAAGTTCGGCCCGCGTTGCTGCCAGATCATCCAAAACACGCAGGAGATAATCAATAAGATCGTAGAAGACACCAATACTTTCTTCATCGTCCATCCCTCTCCCTTGTAGAAAGAGGTGGGGCGCCGACCCAAGCGGTCGTTTAAGATAAGCGGCGTAGAAGTTACTTCCGCCTTATCCCCCACCAAGTTACCCGTACATAAAGTACTGAGCATTTCCGAACTTGTCCTTTGCCCTACAGATACGAGTAAGAGGTCCGAACGAGTCTGCCTCACCTGATCCCCAGATAATATCCGTGTAGCCCAAGTGCTCGAGCTGCGGAGTTAAGATGGCCTTCTCGTCGCGGATATACTCACCGTAATCGAAATAACTGAAGCTGATCAAATCAGTGAGCATAATGTATTCTTTAGCGTTCACGTTTTCCTCACGAACGTAACTTTGTAGTAGCCACACTTCAAGGACTTCCATTACAACTTCAACATCGTGCGCAATTACAGCAGGAACTATACCTCTACGATCCTCTGTAACACGCTTGACTAAGCGATCACGTAGGTCAGGAACATCAAACATGTCACCCCATTTGCAATAGTGAATCAAAGTTTGAATGCCATGATGCGGCCGCAGCATTGAACGCAGTTTGCGCAGCTGTGCCTACCAGGACAGTAGTTCCGGTACAACCATGCTCAGCCCAACTGGCGACATCAGCATTGAACTTCGCTTGCTGAGCCGGGTCAGTTGACAGGAACAATAGCTTGTTGTTCTTGCAAGACGCAATGCTCGCCGTCTCAGCCAAGCTACCCACCGCAGGATAATCGTCCGATACGAACGTGTTACCCTCGAGAACTAGCTTAGCGCCTTCTGTTTCAGGCTTATATGACTTTAGCCATCCACCGTGTTCAGGACACCCATAACTCTCAGGTTTGTAGCAGACCGATTGGTCCTTTACAAAGATGATGTTGTCACGAATGGTAAGGATGTTTCCGTTCGCATTACCACTGCTGGAATGCCTAGTGGAAATTCCCACCCAAACACCATCACAGAAGTTCTGGGTGAACGAAACACCGGTGATAAAGTCATCGTCTTGAATGCAATCGTCGTGCACTTCTCGCAACCAAGAACGAGTCATTGAACTGTTGGAACCTGGCGTACCGTTGATTCCAGCCTTGAAGCCGTCACCTACGTTACGGATGTTCCATCGATCGTAAACGAAACCATCAGTCTCTGCCTTCACACCAGGACAATTATGGTAGTTATCCCAAGTAGGAGCTTGAGCGCCAATGACCAGTCCACCGACAGCACTGTTGCCGGCGTTAGCAACCCCTCCAAGAGCACGCATAGCGAAGTCATTTACGTCAAGATTACAATTAGGAGAGAACTGACCACGGCTATAATCGCGTGTAGTATGTGTAGCTGATCCAGTAACCCAATCCACTCTATGGCCTTGGGGCCCAACGAATGCGGTGGACCCGGACGGCGTAGTAGTTGTAGTAGTCGTACTAGTGGTCGACGTACTACTTGTTGACGTACTAGTTGTCGTACTAGTAGGAGGTTTAATCGTTGTTGTGGTTGGTGGCTTAGTTGTCGTAGTTGTTCCTGGCGTACCGGAAGGCTTACCAGGATAACAACTATTGGCCATAGTGATAAGTGAGATGGTACACAATCCAATTAGAAGTTTAAACTTAGAATTGGAGAGCACTCTCATATCACACTTTCTGCTAGATGACTAACTTACGGGTTCGATCTTAACTGAGCGGTACACAAAGTAGAGGGCACAAACGGCAGTGACGACGTTTGCATAAGTGTTAAGGTTGTTCTTGTTCACATCACTCCTTAGTGGTCAATGGAAAATGTATGAGGGGTGGCTTTCAGTGTTCACCTATTAACCACCCCCCAGACGTCCTTCCAACGACATGCAGCCTCGTACGGCCTTGCTGCACATCACCCTTCAACGACGTACGAGCGTCACAGGGTCATCCGCCCTCGCGGGGTCCTGCACCCATATATGGGTACAAGCGAATGAGTAGGAAGCGGTTTTTTGTTTACCTGAACTCCTGCTGATCAAACAGAAGCGCTCTGTGTGTCCTTCACAGTTCACCCGGGCGGTCTGACTCACGTACATCTCGGGCAGGTGAAATATACGTGCCCAGACAGTAAGACTCTTAGCCGAAGTTCTTAGCGCCCGGCGCGCTGAGCCTAAGACCTATTTAACGTCGCTCAGCCGACGCAAAACAAAAAGAGAAAAGACGCCATTGTCTTCTCTCTCATTATATACGATGTAAATCCTGCGATTACGCCTGAGGTGCTTCAGCCTTGTCGGACATGTAGTCAACCCACGGCTTCACGTTCTCGTCCTCCTCGATGAACTGATCCCGGAAGATCTTCCTCGAGTAGCAGCGCACGTTCTTACCCATCTTGGTCATGTAGAACCCCGTGTATACGCGGGCAATGTTCGGGACCAAGCGACGATCAACAAGGATGTACTGAGTGCCATCGTCTTCTTCTCGAAGATCCCCCACGTACTTGGCAACCTCAGCAATATTATCCGCCGTTACTTCAACCGCCTCTACTACGAAAGGCTTACGTACAAAGGTCGTAAACTGCATCCTAATTCGTCGTCCATTCTCCATAGGCGCGTCATGATGGACTAGCTGCAGATTAGGCGTATCAGGCTCTTCAATATGTTTAGTTCGCTTGAGTAGACTCATTAATGGCATACTTTCGTTCGAGTGCATCTTCCTCAATGGTCACGAACAAAGACTGAAGATATGCCTTTGTTCCCGTCTTACCGTTCACGTTCCAGTCGTACCCCCTCGCAATAAGATCGGCAGTCTTGATATCAGCCCAATCCAGAACCTCAATGCTATCTTCGCCCAGGTGAGTACGAGCTGTAGAAGTAAGAAGAACAACTCGAGGAGGACGATTAGTAAAATTGACAGCAACTGAGATATAGGGTGTGTCGACGTCTCCCTCTTCTCGAGCCGCCAAGTAACGGACGTTCCACCCATCTTGAAGCATCTCCTCGGCGATGGGCGCCGGTAGGACGACAGCAAAGTTTCTATCTCCTTCACGATTATACTGTCCTTCCTTTCCTGCGAAATTACGGAATATGATTCGTGCGTCTTCGACCATAAAGGTCTTAGCTTCATCCGGCATGTTTACTCTCCATAGATTAGAGCTAGACGAGGTGCTGTTGTGATTTCAAACAAAGGATGTCCGTTTGGGCACAAGGGAACACCATCTCTCTTTTCAAGATCGGCTTTTCTCCCTTCCCATTCTTCATTAACACAACGTACCCGAACGTAAGGATCTCCATAATTCATAAGAACAACACCAACAGACATCTCAAGAGACTCTGTGAAATTTTCTTGCCGGAATCTAATCTTGTCTGTTATTTGACTAACGTCTGCAACGCTTAAAAACTTAGCTTCATCCGGCATGTCTATCCGCTTCCCAAAGCCATTCGCTTCCGTCAAATAGGCCGATCATTACTCCTGTGGCATTGAACACAATATGGTCGTTTAACCAATTGACGACACCATCGTAATCCATGTCATCAATGAACACAGGATTAAAGTCTGTATCACGAACACGATCGGCAATCGGCTTAGTCAAAGAAGCCATGAGCCTATAACCGACATGCTCCTCGTTGATGCGTGCACCATCGACAACATACTGCGCTAGGTATTCTGCTTTACCGTCGGTTGTGTGCATGATTTTCTTATCCATTGTACCTTCTCCTTACCAATTAGATTAAGATATGAAGTCTTCAAACGGCACGAATTGTTCAATTGCCTTGACCGCGTCCTGCTTCAGCGTATCAAAGTAATCCATATCTGTGAACAACTCGTCTATCTGGTTGCGGTGCTGAGCTACCTCCCTTTCTACCCAAATATAGTCCTTGGTGCCAACGACCTTGTACTTCTTGCCCTCGTTGACACGCCATAGAATTCCGCCATCGTATCGAACAGGCATGAAGCTTCCTGTACGACCAATATGAATCATGTCCTCAACTTCACCTGTGCCCGCCATGTCAAGATAGATTCTACCCTTGACCACGTTCTTAGTCTCGCACAAGTCGTTGAAGTCTAGTGGTTCATGAGAGAAGAGCTGCTTGAATACGTATGGGTGTTGGAACTGTGCACCCACTGCTGTCCAACCCCGATCGTCTTTTGCGACATAAACAGCGTCGTTAACGAGGCAGAATTTTTGATACGTTGTCTCGTGACTAAACGTATAACCACGTTCTTCTCCCAACTCACAAATAAGTCTAATGATCTCAGGCGTGGCGTTAGGAACCTTAATGGAATCGGTCTTGATATGAACTACTTGGAAACCCTCATCCTGAACCGCATGCTTCAAGTCAATCATGAAGAGAGCACCACGCTTGGCGACGATGTTATCCTTGTTCCGGTTGTCCTTGAACTTGGAGTCAAACCGAGCGCTGGTCAGACCGTAGACAATATTGATCACGATCTTCAGCGCATACGACAAACCTTCAGCTACGTCAGGGTTATCTTCTGCCCCTTCGAGATGCTTCTCGGCCTTCTCACCAAGTAGAATCCGAGCGACTTCGTAATCACCATTCTTGATAGCGATTCGAGCGTCCTTCAAATTCTGGAACGTTGTCGTGTACTTACCGAAGAGATTTAGTTCCACAATGCTTGTCGGATGCATGGAAACAATATCGAGAACCGTTACGTCTTCGTAGAACCCCGGCTCGGCGTATACATATCCACCTTCACCGACAATCTCATCTCCGTATGTACTCTCCACACCATCGAACTTGTACCCCGGGAAATCTTCACTAAGGTCTGTGTATTCAAAGCTTTGCTGTGGGTTCTTGTCGTCACCAAATATGATCTTCGCAGTGTGCTGCTGTGTGGTGTGATTTACTGACAACCCAGACAGCTCCGACAAGATTTGTCTCGCTACGAAGTCGTGTTCTCTAGCCTTGAACACTGCTTCTGTAGATATAACATCGTTGACGCAGTAGTCCTCTACCAGCTTCCACGATTCCTCTGGTACTGGCTCATCCCAAGGCAGATCTACCTCGTGGTGGAATATACCAAGCTCGATCTGGAACTTCTTGAGCCCCTGCTTCTTCGAACTGAAGTCGTAAATATCCGCATATGACAGATTGTACGCTTCACCGAAGAGACCAGAGTTCCTACTTCTATCGTTTGAGATCAGCTTCTGACTAAGCTGGAACAACTGGTCCAAGGAATAGCCCAAGAACCTTGCGTAGAGAATATGGTTATCGTACCGACGGTTATTGAACCCAACCAGCTTCATACCGAAGAGAGGTTCGATGTCCTTACTCTCTGGATTGATCATCCGTACGACTTTGTCGTCGTTCTCATACTTCCAGCAAACTACGAACAGATTTGGGTAAACCTCGACGTCGAAAAAGATAATTGGGGAATCTCCCCCTGGGATTTTTTCCTCCATAGAATTCTGACTTTTAAACTGCATCGAATTAACTACTTTGATACAGTCAGCAGAATGGTTCGAGCTACTGGCAGCGAAGCTCAATATCCGACCCCGCATGTCCGTTAGATCGTAGCTGAGCCCCTCATCATAGGCTTCCTGGAGAATATGGTGAATGAAATCAACTGAAGGCTTGGTGCCTGGGTGAATATCCTTCTTGAGATTCCGTTCAATGAGCGCTCGTAAACTCTTTTCGGTTTGAATGTTTTTAGTTTTGAGCACGACCTTCTCTTTTCTGGGCAGCCCATCACTGAGAGGCATCACATCTATGTTGTTGCATCTGGTAAGTTTTCTCCGGAGGGAACTGTCTCCCAACAAAGTCTTAACCTCAATGCCCTCATCGTACTTGGCATTCAAGTCAGCGATGTCGATGTCGCCTTCATAAATATAGTGAAGGTGGAGACCTTTACCACTCTGACTGACTTCCGTGTACGTTGGTGGAAATATAGATGCTTTCTCGATGTTCAGCTCGAGACTTTTCTCTCCGGTTTCATCCTTGAGATCGAAGTCTATAACGATATGATTCTCTGGGACCTTTACGTAGTGAAGCTTTGTTACATCGATTTCCGATAAGGTGGTTGTGACTTTCTCCCATTTTGAATGGGGATAACCGGAGCTAGTGGCTTCTTGGGCCATTTGCTCACTATAAATGCGGTTAAAAGCAGAGTCAAACCTAGCAGGATCATAGGACTCCAGTTCAATAGTGTACGACGTATCCGGTACAAACGGCGGCGGGCCCTTAGTCGGAAGACCCTTGAAGCCGATATATACACTCCTGACTTCCCTGTCACCAATGAAGTGCCTGTCTTTAAAATCGGTGAAGTAGTTCTGTAGTTCATGACGTACTTCATGATACTGCAACCTTTTGATGATGTTAGACTCTTCACAATACTGCTTGTACAACTGCCAAGCCTGCTTCAACTGGATCGCATCACCAGTTTTGAAGATATCGTAATGTGCTTCTACGTAGTTGTAGAATGGGTCTGTCATCGCCATCATCCGTGTAGGCAAGTAGTTCTCGTAGTAATACTTACCCATCTCACGGAATCGTTGCTGACACTTGTAGGCTATCGCACCAAGTTCAAAGTCAATCGACGAGACAAGAACGTGGTAACGAGCAGGATCGATCTTGACTCCTGTTGGACTAACGTCGATCATCCGCCTAGTATTTCCGGCCTTCGCGTTCGTGATTCTGACTGGTGTGTTGGTGCCCAGAATAACAAACGCACTCGGTCGCATACTAAACGCTGACCTGAACTTAACGTTAATCGTCATTGTGTCATGACCGACAATGGAGTTCAGTCTGGTGTTATCTTCAACCTTCGACAAGTCACCATCATGCTGAATCGCTACAAGCGGGTTCGAGGCGAAAGCCTCAGCTGCAAACGCGCTGTTGCCACTCGTGAGAGCTCTCGCTTCAAAGGCAACAACATAACCCTCGAAGAGTTTCTCAATGACACCGATGATCGTTGACTTACCAGTAGCAGGAGCCCCATAAAACACAAGGAACTTCTGAATCCATCTTGAGTCACCCGATACAATGGCGCCGATGCACCACTCAATCTTATCCCGCTCTTCGGGGGAATATAGTACCCCAACGAGTTCGTCCCATGCATCTGTTCTACCTTCCTTGCACGAATATGGAAGTTTTTTACTAACATAATCGTTTCGCTTTACCGTCTCGTTAGCAAACGTGATCTTGTCATCGAGAGAATGAAAGCTGTCACCAATGCTACGAAGGTACTTATTGAATCGTTCCCACGTTCCAGTGCCGAAGTTTCTGACCAGAGCAGGCTCTACCAGAGACCCTTCCCGGCCTTTTTCTTCTGCATAAGCCAATAAGTCAGCATCGACAAAACGACGAATATCAAACTCATTAGTAGACCATAGCCCAGCTTCTTCGTCCCAGACTGCATAAAAGCTTCCTCCTCTAATCATTAAGTCTTCGAAATTATCTACGATCCAATCAGGGTATGCTTGAAGGCCGTTCTTTGTTTCTCTGGTTCTGATGTTATAAAAGTCCAACGACCCTCCTCTCAAGGCATACGGTTCTGATCCCTTAGGTAGTCAAAGAATTGATACCAAATTTCAACTTTTCGTTGATCTTGTTTTGGGTCTCTAAGTGGGAACAGACCACCCGTTCCATCGTAAGAATATGTTCTCCAGATGAATGTATTCAACCTGTAGTCAACCTCATCCGGATCGAAATTCGACGCATCACTGAACTCATTTAACCCAAGATTGGTTAGTAGTTCCCAAAACCATTCCTGATATGACTCATCGGTTTGAAAATCAAGATCCCTTGAGTAGGAAATCAACAGTTCAAACACAGAACACCCCAGGAACTCTATCCAATCTGGATTGTCTGGTGCGTCCGCAGCGATGAGAAACTCTCGCCTTAACTCTTTACCATAAGCAGCTCTGTTTTCATCCATATTATGAACCCAAACAAACTCTGTCGTATGCAGCTGTTTGAATAGCTTCCAATATGTCATCGAAGGTGCTGTGTTCCTAACATCAATTACCTTCGCACAGAGCCAATTGAAATATATACCTTCAAAAGGCTCGTCCATGGTCACTCATCTTCTCTAAACTTATGAAGAGAATGTTTCAGATCACGGCGTTCGTAACTATGCTCGATCTCTTCCCCGAGCACTTCGGTTTGGTAATATCCATGATCAATAATGATTTCCCATTCCGCTTCGAGCTTTTCGTTTCTCACATAACAAATGCTGATGTCCTCAGATCCCTTACCGAACTCAAGAGTACCGACAATTCTCTTGTAGTCGTAGACCGGAGAATCCTGCTCGTCACACAAGACATCATCACCAGCATAATACGTCAGCGTAGACTGACTGTTCGTTTCTACTTCTTGTGAGATAAACTCGTCTCTATGGATAATGTATGGCGCATTAGGCGTTCGTAAAGGTACTTCTACATCATAATCCCACGTGTCTACATCGCTATCAAACACGTTGAACTGATTATCACCTCGAGCTTGTACTTCTCTGATGTGTTCCAGTTCCAGAGCCGTTCGCTCGTCAGCAAGAGCTTCATCGATGGCAACCTGCTCTCGCTGGTCAGGAGTCAATTCAAGAATTCTTTCTACGAATGCTTCACTTTCGTGTCGCACTTGAATCGTCTCTTCGACCTCTTCAGTGTCTTCAGGTTCTGAAACCTTGGCAGTGTTGTTCACCACCGTGATTACTTCTCTTGTACCTTTACGTTGAGAATATGCATAACCTATGACTGCACCCAATGTAAAGGAGAGGATCCCAACACCAGATGGAATCACCCACTCCTTTCGCCAGTTCATTATCTCTCCTTAGATCTTGTCGTATATGACTCCATCTACATTGAAATCGAGAATCATTGACCGTTCCCAGCCATTGATAAACCTGTTGTTGTATGCTTCATACAGACCGAAGTCAACATAATTGTCTCCTTCGCCATCGAGCACCCAACCAACCACTGCTCCAGCTTTGGTTCTTGTAACATCGAGCATGTCATACACTTCATTCAGAAATACATGACCCCTGGATTGAAGCAGATTGTTCGCATAGTTCTGCTGACACTGAACAAAGATCCTATTGAACTCTGGATCCTTCTGCCAATGAACCGACAGCTCATCAAATATCTTTGAGTACATTGAGCGCTGGTTCGGATCGAAAGTGCGTTGCTCTTCCTTGTTACCGAGTTCGTTCTTAATCGTTTCTGTCTGAGTGCCTCGATAAATATCTTCTTCTCGAGCCTCACCGACTACGTTCTTGACACGTTCCCGATACTCTCTGAATGCTTCTTCGACAATTGCGTATGCCGCAGTCAACGCTGCATTCCGTCGAGTCAACTGCACGTGTGATCCAGTAAGAGCAGCGATAGAAGCTCCGCCAAGAACCACAGCCGGCCCATACAAACGGACGACCTTCAGCGATGACTTGACGTATACGTATGTCTTGTCACGGTTATGAGCCTGCTGAGTATATGAATCGTCGAGGACCATGTCCTTAACGACGTTTACTTCTTTCTCAATCTCATCGAGCGTCTCCGAAAGCTTCAACGTTGCTCGACAAGCCAGAACCGTGCTTGTTACTACTCCAGCAATTCCAGCGGCAAAGAAGATAGTAGGTGAATTCTTCTTAAAGACTAGACTTCTTCGTCCGATTGCTCTTGTTACTAAATGAATGTTTGGCATACCCACCTTCCTTAAAGCTCTTCTGCAGGGGGAAGATCAATCACATACCCTTGACGCACTTGCCGAATCTGTACATTATTCAAATATGACCAACCCCACTTATTATCAATAGCGGTTGATTCCAAACCAAGGAGTTCATAATAGTCTGCGATAGAAGCAACGTCATACTGATCGATAATATCGATCAAAGTAGATACGACAGTTTCCGCTTCTTCTTTCGAGAATACAACTACGTCACCGACTCGCTGCTTGTTGACTTTCTGCCAACCTGGGTTTTGATCAGGTAGCCTAGCTGTCGGAGGACTGTATCGTCCTCTATCAAGCGGGTTACTACTGTGCGAATATCGATTGTACTGGACACGACCTTCATACGACGGACGCCTTCTATTACCACTTTCACCGTAAACAAGGCGCTCTGTTCCTCGTGCTGCAGTGTCCACGAGCATATCCCTTAGCGTAGGGAGAAGGACGTCGGCAACTACAAATCGCATAGTCGATCGAGCATCCCCGCCAAGGAAAATATCCTTGATCCTTCGGCTCATCTTGTTTGGCTTTTGAATAACTTCGCCAGTTACAACCTTAACCACTACCTTGTCTGGCTTATCGCTCTTAACTTCAGGCTCTTTGTCTTTGTTTCTGTTACCCTGATAATCCATATAAGTCCTTAATTAGAGGGTGGAGTAGGTGCGCCAGGAGGCAGGTTGACATCCACCGCCGCCTTCTGAGCCTCTTCCTGAAGCTGCTTTGGAACGATGGCAATGATGAATTGAGCTGCCTTCTGAGCATCTTCTGCTAGTTCCATGAACAACGCATCGTATGCAGCACTCTGAGCAAACTCTTCCTTGATCGCATCGCTTTTACGGAAATGCTTACCGTCTGCAGTTCGTTCGCCATACGCCATAAGAAGAATCTTCTGGAACTGAGCGATGATCTCACGAATGTTTTCGGTCTTGATGATCGTTTCAATTGCCTTTTGAAGACCCCCGTCATAGCTGGTCTCCAATTGGATTAGTTCTGTGGACGTCAAATTGAAATATAACGTGTCCGTAACGGTATCACCATTGAAGTCTTCATAGGTAATATCGCGCTTTAACATTCCACCTCTTCGTGGTCGAAAAAGAAAGGTCCATGTGGACCCTTCTTTAGAGTTTACTCAGTCTCGGTAGCGATGTTAGCTTTGTGCTGATGCCAAGCAGCCAGGCTGCCAACGTACCCTTTCTCCACAAGATATGCTGCGCCAAGCGCGGCAATGTTGCCGAGCAAGCCGATCATAAGCTTGTGCTTAAAGGGTAGTGTGTCTAGGCTAACTAGTTCCACAACATTATCTTCAGGCATTATTCTCCTTCGTAATAGAAAAAAAAGAGAGAGGAGTACCTATACGGCGGGAATGCAGTATAAATATCTCCTCTCTCATTATATAACGTGTAAAACTTGCGATCAGATATCGTACCCCTGCTTCTTCAGAGCGACCTTGTCGTTGTACACCATGCTCCTAGGCATGCTCAACTTCTCTGCGGTCTCTACGATACTGAGGCCGGCCTGAAGCTTCTTGAGGACCCTGGCCCGTCGCTTCTCGAGGAGCTTGGCGTTTTCCTCTTTGCTGAACTTCTCGGTGTTCACGGTCTTCTTGGCCTTACGATTGCTTTCAGTGACATGAATGGACACAACCCCAGGCATTGCTTGTGCGATCACCCCCATGAGATTAGCTCGAGCAATATCGTCTAGGGACTTTGCGGTATCGATCTGAACAGTATAACGCATGCTTCTCCTTATAATGTTCCGACGTAGTTGTAGTCAAACGCAAGACACGGTCTACCGTCGTCTGTCAACGAAGCTGAAGTTATCAGCTCCATATGTCGTCCGTCTTTCCACCCTAGATCTGATGAGACTGATGTAAACGGTAGACCAATCTCGTAATAGAAATCACTCAAGGTCGCATACATCTGAGAGTTTAGCTTTGCGTTGATCTTATTCCTAGCCTTTTGAATTGTTTCCATCTCGCTTTTGAAATATCGTCCTGTATAGAGCTCTAAACACAGGACCTCTCCGCCACCAACCAGCATTACGTCCGCAGCCGGCGCAGTAGCCTTTACCTTATCCTCTGCAATTTGATCTCGAACGGCCTGCTCTTTACCTGCACCAAGCTGTTGAGCGACTTTGTCTCGATACTCAGCGAATGCCTGGTCAGCGACTGCGATTGCGCTGTTAGCCGCAACGAACTTACGGGCTCCAGCTCGATTAGCACCGACGACGCTAACGATCGTAGAAGATCCCGAAACAGCGGCTGGAATATAGAGTCTCCAAACAAGCTTTGTCCTATCCATCAGTCGTTCTTTAGCGTGAATAGACGGAGGATGCTCCTCTTCATGCTTACGGATTACTTCAGCTGCCTTGAATGAGGCTCGGGCAGTCAAATATGCAGTTACTACTGTGCCTACACCTGCAGCCACAGACAGAATAAGAGGTGAATTCTGTTTAATATTACTACGAATTGAGTTTAGATAATTCACTTACTTCCTTTCTGTCTAGTTCACCGCCACTAGTCGACGCTTACTGGTCTTGGCCTTTGCTGTGATGTTCTTCGAGCTCTCTCTCCACCAACCGTCCTTACGCATCTGACGACGCAGGTCGCTGGCGGAGATCTTGAACGTGAGCTTGTACCCCTCCGGATAAATATAACGCCGAGCGATTACTTCTCCATTGTAACCGATCGTGAACAGTCTTTCAGTTGTGCAGCGAGGGCAATACACGCTTTCGTAATATCCGAATTCTGGTTGGTGGTCTGAATGCCACTCTTCCCAGTCGTGTCCGAAGGTTCTGCACCACGTGTACTCATATGCATTTAGCTCCCGACTCTGCGCTCGTGTGCGCTTAAGTGTAGTCATCGATCCCTACGCATCTCCCGTACGAATATCCAGATAAGCCAGAGACCACACGTGAGGAAAACCATAATGCAGTCCCCAATGAAACTCCAGAATCCGTACTTGTGTGGACTGTTCTTGTAAACGATAATCTCAGGCATTAGACTTCCTTCTCGAAAACAAAAAAGAGAGGCTAGGGTCCATGGCCCAACTAAAACCATGATTTCGCGGCTTTGCTTCCGCACCAGACGGGTAGGTCTTTCACCTACACATTAGTGTCTCGTCTTCCTCTCATTATAAGGCATGTTAATCATGCGAAAAGAAGAGAGCCCTTGTTAGGGGCTCTTTCCTTTAACTCACCTTCGAGTTAATTCGGTAGTCGACTTGTCGTGCGTAAGCTCGGCGACCTTGCGCGACGCTCACGGAATCGATGAGTTTCGCAGCTGCGGTAACAGCAACGACTCCGATTCCAATGACCATCAGCGGGTTGTCATCCCAAGCTTGCTTCAACTTGTCTTTCCACGTCATTTTAATCTCCTTTTGGTTAGTCTCATTACATAACGTGTAAATCTTGCGAACTACCCACAACCAGACTCTGGCGTGCAGGCCCAATGAGAAGCTCCTGCCCCTCCGGCCCAAAGTTTGTTCCAGCACTCTTCATACCCAAGTCCGTCACATGTAGCGCCGGAATTGAAATGAGAGTCTAGGATCTGTGCGCACCCCCTTGCGCCGCTCGAGCTGTTGTAGGCGTTCGGATCTCCGCCGCTCTCACGTTGCACAATGTAATCAGGGAATCCCTCAGGGGCCATAGCCGCACAAGAACCAGACATCGCTGGTGCACTACTTGAACTGCTTTGATGTTGCTGACGCTCAGCGGCTGCTGCGGCTCTCCGTTGCTCAGCGGCAACTCGCTGTGCTTCTGCTTCGGCTGCTAGTCTCGCAGCTTCGGCTTTTCGTTGCTCCTCTTCAATGTTCAATCGTACGGTCATATAGAAGACTGCAACTCTTTCGGCCTTAACCCGACCTGGACGCATGATGTTATACTCATCTTTAACAGAGAGAGTATACCCGTCGGGTTGTTCGCCTTGCGCTACTTGGGGCGTCATCAGTGGGGGTAACATTAGTAAAGCTAAAGCCATAGTTCCCACTGTAGCCTTTTGCAGGACCCGCATTCAAATATCCTTCGTT